CGGATCGCCGGCAACGCCGTCACCGTTGGTGATCGACACGCCTGCCGTACCTGCGGCAATCGAGCGAGCCGCCACGGCGCCAGCGCTCGTGCGAACGAAGATGCCGTTGACCGACAGGTTGTGCAGCGCGAGGGCCTGGCCAGCCAGACTCACGGCGTCAGCGGCGACAGAGATGCCGGTGCCGGCGCCGATGTCGAGCTGGTTGCCGGTCTTGGTCATACCGGCGCCAGCGATCACTTGGCCTGCGCCGTTGAACTGCTGGAAGGTGACGGCCGTGGTGCCCAGGGTGCCGCCGGTTTCGACGGTACACACGAAGCCCATGTCGGCGTTGGTAGTGCCCTCTTCCACGAAGAGGTAGGCGCCAGGCAGCTCGTCCCAGGCGTTCGCATCGGCTGCGCGAACCCAGGTGCCGACCTGCACCACGTAAATGCCGTTCTCGGCGGCGATGTTCTGATCCTTGACCAGCACACGGTTGCCGACAGACAGCGCCACGCCGTCAACGGTCATCGTGCCGAGCATCGAGGCGATGTGAGCGGTTGTTGCGGCGCGAACGGACTGCTTGGGGTCCAGACCCTGCACCGTCATGTCCACGTAGTTCTTCGTGGCGGCGTCTTGCGGGCTGACCGGATCAGCGAGGTTCGTCAGGCGCTGCGAGTTGAATGCGACAGCGGTCGTCGGCGCACCCATCTGGTCCAGACGGTTCGTGCGGACTTGGGTGTCGAAGTCGCTGATCTTCGAGGCCAGAATCGTCGGAATGTCGGCTGCGAGCAGCGGGCCACCCGAGACGACGCGACCCTTGGAGTCGGTCGTGACCTTGGTGTAGGTGCCGGCAGTGCCGATCGAGGCCAGGGTCAGCGTGTTGGTGACGTTGGTTGCGCCGTCGAACGTGACACTCCAGGTGGCGTCGCCCGTGACCGCGATCGTGCGGCCAGTTTGCAGGGCCGATGCAGTTGAGGCGTTACCGACCAGAGCGGCGGTGATGCTGTTGGCGGCAAAGTTGCCTGACGCATCGCGTGCGACGACCTTGTTGGCCGTTGCAGCTGCGGTTGCATCGACTGCCCAGGTAACAGCGGCGCCACCATTGAACGCCGTACCGATCAGGTACGAGCCGGCCGACAGTGTATTCGGCGTGTTGGCCGTAATCGTGATGTTGCCGGAACCGTCGAACGAGATGCCGTTGATGGTGCGTGCCGTCTGCAGCTTGGTGGCCGTGCCGGCATTGCCACTCACGGAGCCTTGAATCAGGCTTGTGAAGGTCTTGCTGCCGTTGATCGTCTGGTCGCCAACTAGGCCCATGAAGGCGCCCGCGCCTGCGATTGGGACCACGGCAGTTGCGGTGCCTTCAGCCCCACCCGTGCCGAAGCCGTAGTAGAGCGTGTTGTCCTGTTCGTTGAACGCCAGTTCCGCGTTCAGCAGTGTGGCCGGTGCGCCGGCTGCACCACCCGCTGCGCGGCGCTTAATACGTACTGTGTTTGCCATTTCTTACTCCTGACTCAAGTCCAAGATTTTCCGCGCAAGATGGAACTAACCATCGACTGCGAAACGCCGAACATCGCAGCGAGCGACGCTTGGCTAATGCCTTTTTCTCCTCGAATTTGCTTGAGTTCTTGGACTTTTTCTTCCGAGAGTTTCACGCAGCTCCTGTTTCTGGACTGAACCACAGCGGTAGCCCAGCGGCAATTTCCAGGTTGGTAGTTGCCACTTCCGTCAATTCGATCAATGGACTCGCCAGCTTTTGGCAGGCCCATGTCTTCCACAAATGTTTCAAAGCTGTCCCAAGTGGCACACACACTCACGGACGCATAGTTCGCCTCGCCCTTATCAACCCTTGGAGAGCGGGTGCGGCGACGCATATCTACCCAGGCCTCATAGGCTTTGGCCATTTCGGGGCCGTGGGTCTCTAGTAGGCGGCTCTTCTTGTTCATCAAAAATTTCCGCCGTCCGTCAGGCTCGGTGCTCGAATGTTGATGATCTTGTTGCCACCGACTGCCAGGACATCGCCTGGCTGCAAATCAGTGAACAGCACCTCGATACCGCCAACGGTATTCGGGCCAGGATCACCACGGTCGCCCTTATCTCCCTTTGGACCAGGAGGCCCCATCACGCCTTCGGAGACGATCTCCGCAGGCTGCTCCTCAACGACTACGACAGTCGTCTCTTCCGGCGTCTGGATGATTTCTACATCAGCCATTACCGAGTGACCTCTGGCGAGACGCTGACCTTGCCTTCAATCAGGCGAGTCACGCGGCCGCTCGTGTCTGTGAGCTCCAGGTCGTAGACGCCGGCCTTCATTGCCGAGGTCTCTTCCGGAGTCAGTTGAATTTGAATGATGCCGCCCGTAGCCAGCGTGATGCGGTTGTTGGCGGTGGACAGCTCGAGGATGACTTCTGCGCTGGTGACAGTCGGGCGAACCTGCATCCGAGCGGTATAGCCCGTCAGGGAAACGGGGCGCTTGTTCTTGTCGCGCCAGGTCAGGCGCTTTGTGAACGTGGTGCCCTGTTCGATTGTCAGATTCAGCTTGGCAGCAGGCATGTTGTCCTCGGAGTTCGGCCGATTCTATGGGTGAAACGGCCTTGATGTCAAGTCAGCCGTGACTTATTGTACTGCCTTTTGGACACTGCCGATGTAGTCGTGAAGTCCATTCACTTGCTCTCGGAGCTGGTCAGCTTCTTTTGCCACGCCTCGATATTCATCCGCGCACGCTCCAAGTAACTCTCTTGCGGTGCGGGCTTCGCCAGCGTAGGCGGCAGCGGTGGAATCTTCGGGGGCTGGACGGGCATTGAGTCGGGCGATTTGGTCGCGCAACCCACCATTGACAGCGTCCACGCGAGCAACCCGATCAGATAGAACTTTCCGTTTACTTTCTTCATTTCGAACGATCCTTGCGATTTGATCCTGCATGTTCTGCTCGACCTTGCGAGCCAGCTGTTCGGCCTGCAGGGTTGATTCGGCCACCTGCTGCTTGTACTGGGCGAAGTCACGCTCGACGCCAGCCTTGCCGACGTAGAGCCAGCCACTTAGCGCCAGCAAGGCGCCGACAACTACCAGCGCAACCCAGTCCTTGATCGACAACACGGGCATCATTCGGCTTCTCCTGTGCAGATTCGGTACTCAGCCTGGCGCCGGTTGGTCAAGCCCTTGACCGTCACACCTTTGACCTTGTCCCACTTCAGGAGCTCCTTGCAGGCGCCTTCGTAGTCGAGTGCGTTCAGCTCTTGGCCAGAGTCGATTTGCAGAACGCCGTTTCGCCCACGTTGTAGGTGAAGCTGACGTACGCCTGGAACTCGTAGGGATGCATCGGGACGGGCGCACAACGCTTGACGGCCTGTTCGAACTTCGTCGCATCGCGCAGAAGGTCAACCAAGGCTCGAGTGGGCGTGGTCTTCTCGCCCATCTTCACCGCGCTGCCGTCGGGCTTGCGAGTCGTACCGTAACCGTAGGTCGGCACATCACCCGGTACGGGAATGATGGCGTCGTCGGTGTAGCCCTCGTGAAGCGCGATGCCCACAAGCGTCGAAGCCGCAAGCACGAGGCTGGCGGCTGCAACACGGGTTCGGTTTGGATTTCGATCAATCATTCTTGTCGTCCTGTTGAGCGAGAAGCCGAGTGACGAACGCCAGGCCGACCACCGTCGAGATGACGGTTGAGGCCAACCACCGAGGCCAGGGAACGATGTCCATGACGATCGGCAGAATGGCCTCGAGACCCGACAGCAGGCCGGCCAGCAACATCAGCCGGATGCTCCAGGCTCGGCGCAGCACTCGCTTCCAATCTGGAAGAAGGTGCGGTTTACGCATGTGTCATCCGTGACTTAGGCCATTGGGCGACCGAGCATCGACAGCGCCTTCTGGGTCATCGGACTGTCCATGTCGGTGACGACGGACCAGTCCTGCGGAATGCTCAGGTCTTCCGGCACCATCGCGCACACGAGGTCTTCGCCGATCACCTTGTAGAAGAAGTGATTGACGTTGACGATCGTCGAGCCGTCTGCGTCCGTCTGGTGAAACGGAACATCCTTCAGCCGCTCGTGGAAGTCGTGCTTTGCCCAGTAGGGCATGTTGGAGCCCAGCTCGGGGGCTTCCTGGTTTTGGGTCTGTGTTTCAGGGGTGTCCATGTTGACTCCTTATTGGGCCGCGATCGGGATGATGCGGCGTTTACCTTGGGGTTGTGCTCGGTTCCAGATGTCCTTGCGATCCTCGCGCTGCGGGCCTTCGATGTGGATCGGCACGCAGCCTGTCAGAAACTCGATGCCGGCCGCGAACACCGGAAGCGCATCCGAGAAGGCGTTGTCGCACGAGGTTTCCCACAGGTCGCCCTCGAGGAACATGCACGAGCCCTTGCAGATTTGCAGCACAGGGCAGTTCGGACACTCTTCGCGCTTGGACCAGTGGGTTGCGGTTTTCAGCTTGACGTTGGCCAGGTCCGAGACGTGACCGATCTTGTGCGACTGGCCGTTGGGGGCAAAGGAAGCCGCGCTCACGTTCTGGCACGTCACTACGTTGCCGCGCAGATCGACCGCGATATTGTCAGGCCGATCCATGCCGCACTTCTGACCGAGAGTGGCCGAGCGTCGGCCGACACGGATCGAGTTCACGAAGCTGGCCACGCGATCACGCACGGCGCTGAAGTTCGCGGCCTGGCCGGTTCGAATCTCGTGGAACGACAGGTTGCGGAACGCAGCCATCTCGTCCGGCTGCAGCGAGTTGGCAAGACCGCCCTCGTCGTAAGCGTCAACGAAGGCGCCCTCCCCAATCGGCACGAACGGATCGCCGGTGAGCTCCACGAAGAACTTCTGAATCTCGGCTCGAGATGGGTTGTTGCGGTTGAGCATGGCGTTGAAGCTCATGCGACCCTTGGGGCCGAGACGCGCCCAGAGATCGAGAATCGCGGACTTCTTCTCAGGGTCTTCCAGCGGATCGGGGCCGCGCACCCATTGACCGGGGCCGTCATGGGACAGGCCGACTTGAAAGCCCATGTCGTCAAGCCATTGGTTGATTTCGGGCGTCAGCAGCGACCCGTTGGTGATGACCTGGAAGACGGCGTTCGGGTACTTGACGCGCAGGCACTCCACCAGGGGGCGCATCGTCTTGATGTAGACCAGGGGCTCGCCGCCCCAGAACTCGATCTGTTCGGGCTCTTCTTTGACCCAGGCGTCGAGTCCAGTCACGAATGACTCAACCTCTCCGGGGTTTGTTTCATCGGCACGCGGCACGAAGCGCTGCGAGCAGTATTCGCACTCGTAGTTACAAGAGAGGCCAAGCGAAATTTTCAGCTTCTTTGGCGACACTTTGTTGCCAGGATTGTCGATGCTGACTTTGAAGGGCTCTTCGCCGCTCGCGACCGCCAGCAGCGTCGATACAATAGGCTTTCCAGTCTCGTCGTTCAGCAGTTCGGATGTGTCATTGTCGTAACGCAGCCGAATACTAGGGCCGCCACGGGCGTTCTTCGTCGTGATGATGAATTGAGCCATACGTTCTCCGTGCCTTGTACAATAACTCAGCGATTGTATCACTGAGCCTTTCGATCATGAAGTTTACTACTCGTCCACTTAGCATCGCAGATTCGCGGGAAGTTCAAGCCTGCTATGACAGCCAACCCAAGCTGATGCTGATTGAGAAGAGTCCTGACGAAGCTCCCTATGCTGGAGTTTTTGAGCAACTTCTTCTTACAGGCTGCGTCGCGTTCGGCGCGTATGCGAACGACGAGCTTCGAGCCTTTGTAGTGTTCTGGCCTTGGCCAAGTCTTCCTGCTTCCACGCTCGTGCTCATGGTCAACCGTCCGGATGGAATGATCTATAACCCCGAGCGATCGGGTCTGCAGGCAGCTCTTGATGCGGGTATAGCCAGCATGGAAGCCGAGGGACGGTCTAGCATCTACTTCGCACGCGCCGCAGGTGGTCGATGGAAGAACAGCACCATCAAGCGTCGCCTCGGTCGGCTGAGCGAGTACCACTTTCTTGCCGTCGAGCGAGTTGAAGGCGGCAAGTTGGCTCGTTTTCCAGCCTTCAACCAGCTGATTCTTGGCGGTCGCCCGCTTCGCGGTGACGCAATCATCGGTCACGCCCTTGCTCCTCAAGTCGGTGACTTTTGAGCGTCACCTTGCCTGGCTAGAATTTTCACGAAGAGCGCACCCGTATCCAGCTCGTACCAGCGGTTGCGAAAGATGGACTTTCGGGGATTGACGTGATGCTCGTCGTGAATCCACTCGCCGCCCATTGGGAACAGGTATTCCAGATACCATCGGTTTTTGGCGATCAGTCCCTGGTGACTGAATACTCGATGCAAGCCATTGAAGAAGTGAAGCGTGAAGATGGGCACCAAGCCAATCCAGAGCAGTGCGTCCACAGAAACCAGCGCCAACAGCAGATTCCAGACGATCACAACACCCATCGCGTTGTTGTGCAGAAACGAGTGTCCTCTGCCGTGAAACCACCGACCCGTCAGGGCAAACTTGAGCGGAGGCATTCGATAGTTGGCCGTAAGCAACCCAGCCCAACCCTTGAGGTGCGTGTCCTTGTCGGTATCAGCGAAAGCGTGATGTGCAGCATGGAGTGCCGACCAGCCAGCAGGTGTCGAGTAACCATAGGCCACGGGGATGAACGACAAGAGCCACATGACTGTGGGGTTTGCTTGATAGCCTTGATGGCAAAAGTACCGATGCGTGATTGCAGAGAAAAGCGAGATCACGAGAACATGCACCATTACCGCAACTGTCAACCAGCCAGCACTGGCATTCTGCATTGCAAAAACGGCACCGACCGCTCCGATGTAGTACAGCGCGGTCGTCTTCCTGTTGTTCATTTTCAAAGTCAATCCTGTCACGCTCTCTCCTTCATGAAAATATCAAAGCCATTATACTGACCGCATGACACCTGAACAATCACTGGGGCCTGCGTCGGACCTCGTTTTCACCAGACTTGATCTTCCGCAACTTCCACGCATTGCCATAGAAGACTTGGTTGCATGGATGACCAATGGCGGACGTGACGTTATTCGGGAGCACGCTTTGCATCAAAAGAATATGCCAGGCGTCCAATATCCATGGCGCGCCGTTACGGTCTGCGAAAACAATCACTGGGAGGAATCCTTCGAGCATTGCTTTCCTGAGCTTCGAGCCTACGTAGACCTGTTTCCCACGACGCGCTGGCGCAAGATTGCCCTTCTCGCGCAACTGCCTGGGGAGGACGTGTTTCTGCACACCGATCCGGACTTCGGAGTTGGCTGGCGCATTTACTTGAATCACGGCGGCCCGAGGCTCTACTTTCAGAAGTTCAAGGAACGGCGAGCGGAGCGCCCTTCAACTTGGCTAAGCGGAGGCCCCTCCGCGATCGAATCTCTTTGTCAGGCCGAGCGGCACTACGTCGAAGAAGCTGGGACGTTTCCCTGGGCGTTGACCTCAATTCGAGCCGCTCACGGAGTCGAGCCGCATCACTCTGATGTTGGCGCTCGAATCACGATGCTTTTGTTTCCCGATCGAGGATTCGTCGACCGTGAGGCTCACGTCGAGCTGCTCCTTCGAAGTGCGAGGACTTACGCCGACTCCGCGATCTGGTGGTCTGAATCGAACCAGATGGCGTGACTGCCGTAGCGTTCGACGCTGCGCTCGACGAGAGCTTCGTAGCGGTCCATGTCCACATCGCCCTGAACCAGCACCGCAATTCGATCGCCGAGCTTGCAAGTGTTCGCATCAACGCCGTGCGCGGCTCTTGCCGAGTTCAGGACAAATGACCGGCAGCCGTTCGGAAACGTGGCGTACACCTTCTCTTCGGTCTTGAAGTACCGAGGCAGATCGGGCTGCCTGGGCTGGCCATGCTCGTCTCGCTGGTACGTGTTGAAGTGGTCATACCGCTCGCGTCCCTTGTGAAAGTGGAGGCCTTCAGAGTTCTTGTTGGCCAGGTAGAACCGCAAGCCCACGAGCCCATCGGAGTCCGTGTGAGTGAAGACCGATTGATAGCCGTCTTGAGCCAGGAAGATGATGTTGCGAACCGTCTTGAGCGGGTATGACAAGGCGTACTCGTACACGTCCGGATAAGCCTCCTGCAGCGGATTGAAGTCGTCTCGAATGACTCGCATCAGCCACGGGTACGGACGCCCGACCACCTTTTCGTAGTGCTGTTTGGGGTAGGTGCCGGTTTGAAGCGGGTCGTTCTGCATCCACTTCACGAACGAATCGGCGTCAATGACGGGCGGAGGCGGAAGGTCTAGTGGGCAAAAGATGAGGTCGTCGAACCGAGCGAACCGTGATGCGGGTACGGCAGTGACATGGCCAGCAGGAATCATCAGAGCACATCTCCATCAATCAGCATCTGAAGCGGATGCTTCTTGCCGAAGAATTCATTGGGCGCCCAAGTGTCGGTCTTGGCGTCGTAGTCGAACCAGGGTGATACGCCGTAGATCAGCGCAGCTCTGTCATGCGCGGGCATACCGATCGCGCAGGCTCGATGCGGGATGTTGGTGTCCCACGAGTATCCAAAGCCGACCTCGAACCGATGCTCGGCGATGTCAGCGTCCCAAGGATTCATCGGCATTCGATCCTCTTTCATGATCTGAATGCGATGCGCCTGAGAGTCAGTTACGTGGATATTCACGCGAAGGTTTTCGAACACCGGCTCGTCTTTGTGCCAGCCCCAGAAGAAGCTGGAGGGTTGCGGCTGACCGGCGCGAATAAAGGACAGGCGCGACCGGACAAGGCTGCGCTTAAACAGCTTCGTGACAAAGCCAAGCTCTTGGGTTGCGACAGGAGATGGATGACGAAACCCATAGGTATCGTAGTAGGAGTTCTGCATCGACCCCACTCTGGCGATGCTTTCCTTGCTCGCGTAGAACAGCTGCTCTGTGGACAGCTTTTCGCAACCCAAGGTCGAATGATGTGGGTCGCCCTCGCTGTCCGGATTGAACGTCAAAGACAGGTTTTCGTAGGAGCGATCGAAGCCCTCTGATGAGACGAAGCTGCCGAACTGATAGCGCCCATCAAGTTTGGTCACGACGAGCTCCAGCTCTCGCGTATCCAAACTCAACGGCACTCGAACAATCTCTCCGGCTTTGACGGGCGACGAAATGTCTCGAGTCGCCTCCTCGAATCGGGTCAATCGCTTCAGCGCGTCGAATCTGGTTTCGTCCTGTCGGGCAAGCTGGTCAATCGTCATGCCACCGTCAAAGTCACATCCGCAAGTCCGGAGACGTTCTGCGTTCCAACCTTGACTCGCATGGTTTCTCCAGCCTCGAGCCCGAGCGGGAATGCCTTGAAACTTGCCACGCCGTTCGTGACTTGGATTCGGCGCTTGTTGACGTAGCCAGCCAGCGGTTCAACGACCAGTTGCCCGTCATATCCGAAGAGCTTTCCAGTCTGATCGACAAGGCTGACTTCAACCGTTGCTCCGGCCTGAGTTACGGACGCGGGCGCTTTCAGCGAGATGGAGGGCAGCGTCGAGTAGACCGAAAACCCCGTAGAGGTGTTGGCCCATGTTCCGACGGTTCGGTCCACGAATTTCACAGAGGGATGCTCGCTATGGATGAGCGACCACTGTGAAAGAGGCGCTTTCGTCTGTGCGGCGCACAGCGTAAGAAACGCCAGTTTTCCGCGAAGCTGTCCGATTCGACGGACTGCGGCCTTCGTGCCCTGCCCTTCGACGAAGTGATTGTACGGAGGGTGCGCTTTCCCATCGAAGGCGACAGGAAAAACGATGGCGATGAAGTCGTAGAGCTCCGCGCTCCCGAACAGGCCGTTGTCGGTCGGCTCTTGGAAGTTGAACCCTTGTCGCTCAACCTCTCGCAGCACCTTACCCTTGAAGATGGGCGTCTCCGGAAATGCCTCACCCTTGACGAATTGGCCGCCGTCACCCAAGGGCGCGTAGCCAATCCAAGAGGTCATGACCGCAGGCTGAACTTCTTCGGCTGGCGCTGACGGAGGATTGCCATTGACAACTTCGAAGTGTCTCAGGACCAAACCTCCGTCAACCTGCTCGAGCAGCGCCACTCGCTGAGGGTTGTCGCTGAACTCCACTTCAGGACGTTTAATCAGGTATTTTTTCATCGTAATCCTTACTTGCAGGCGCAGTTGCAGTTGTATGCGATGCCCTTGTAGTACCTGTTCAAAGTCACAACAGAGCCACCATCCGTAAGGCTTGCATCAACTACCACACAGTTGGCAGAAAGGTTTCCCGACGCGACGCAGTTGCCTTGGTTCGTTGTGGTGTTGCTGATGCCCGAGAAGAAGTAGTCATGCAGCCAGCCGTAGTTCGCGGCCCAAATCTGACCTGAGTTGTTGGCGTACATGTCCCAGTTGCCATCGGACTTCAGGAAGCCCATGACGCCGTTGTTGTGGACAGATCGCGTGTTGCCGTTTGCGATCTCGACGGTTGTACTTTTGAGTGCGGAGCTCATTTCATCCCCTTCAGTTCTTCAATGTCCTTGCGAAGCTGGATCACCTCGTTGGCCAGCGCGATACAGGCTGTCAGCGCGGCATTGCCGTAGGAGACAGCGAGCTTTCCATTCTTGTCAGTCGTGACTGCTTGAGGCATGACGAGCTGCAGGCTTTGAGCCGACACACCTACCTGTGTGGCGGTGATGTCGAGACGGTCGTACACGCCGTGCTTCACTTGAGCCAGGCGACCGATGAAGTCGGTCGGCAGGTCGCGCCAGTTGGTTTTCAGGGTCTCGTCCGAAGACGCCGACACATCGGCTGCACTGCTGATGCCACCGCTCACGTAGAGGCTGTTTGCGATGGTCGTTCCGCCCGAAGCGTTCAGGTACAGGTTGTCATCGCCATCGTTGGTGACGCCAATTTCCAGGACAGTGTTCTCACCCGTCTCGGCGTAGTAGCGAATCCAGGCCAGATCGCCGCTGCCGCCGCCAGGATTGGCGCCGAACTCGATACCACCCGTCGAGCCGGCCGAGACAGTCGTCTTGCCCGTGAAGCTCTTGTTTCCGCCGATGGTCTGATCGCCGGTCGTGTAGACGCCGTTAGTCACGCTGGCAGCGTTGCCTGTACATGAGGCAGACGAGCCGGTCACGTTGATTGACCATGTGCCAGATGCGTTGGCGCCAGTCGTTGACGGTGCGCCGACCGAGTTGTACGAGATCGTGCGAGCGGTCCCGCCGTTGAAGGTCGTGCCGCTTGCTCCGCCCGTGCCGTCAGTAGCAAAGGTCAGCGATTGCGGAGTGGCCGCAGTGATCGTGATGCCCGATGTGCCGTCGAAGTTGACGCCGTTGATGGCTCGAGCCGTCTGCAGCCGCGTGGCGCTACCTGCGTTGCCGGTCGTGTCCTGGTTCAGTGTGGCGATGTAGCCGGCCGCAATCACATTGCCCTGCCAGCTCGAGCCCGTGCCAATCGTCTTGTTGGTCAGGGTCTGGGTGGCGTTGGTGCTCACCATGATGCGGGTGCCGGAGCTCGTGCCCAGAACCAGCGTATCGTCATCCGTATCCCATTCGATACGACCCTCGGCGACCGGAGCCGCCGACGTGGACTGAACCAGCGTGATCGAGGTGCCGGAGATGGCACCGCCCGTGATGCTGACGTTGTCGGACGCCTGTGTCGCGATGCTGGCGATGCCGAGATTGCTTCGTGCGGTCGCTGCGGTTGTCGCGCCCGTGCCGCCGTTGGCCACAGGAATGGCCACACCACCCCAGTTACTACCGGCCCCGAATGTCTTGTTCGTGAGCGTCTGCGTGCCGTCGGTATCGACGAAGGTCTTCGTGGACGTTCCAGTGCCTACGCGCAGCAGATCGTTGTCCGTGTCCCACTCGATTGCGCCCTCGGCGGTCGGTGCGGCCGTGGTTGATTGCAGCAGTTGAATGGTTGTGCCGGAGATTGTGCCTCCGGTGAGGTTGACCGAGTTTGCGTTCTGGGCCGCTACCGTACCGATGGCGGCGGTCGAGACAGCTGTCACCAAGCCTTTGGCATTGACGGTGATGATTGGGACCGCCAGCGCAGACCCGAAGCTACCCACGTTCGAGTTGACTGTGGCCAGCGTGGTCGCGAAGCTGATGTTGCCCGAGCCGGTCCAGGCCGCAGAGGTGCCCGAAATGTCCCCGGTCAGACCGATGGTACGACCCGTCTTCCAGGCTTCAGCTGTGGCGACGTTGATCTGGTACAGCGTCGAGAGCGCGTTCCAGGCAGTGCCGCTGTACTTTTCCCAGCGAGCGTTGGCCGAGCTCCAGCGAACCGTGTTGACGGGCACGTTGGACAGCGTCGTGACCGCAGGGTCGAGCATGTACGCCAAATCCTTCAGCCGAGCGTCCAGCTCGGCCGTGTAATTGACGTATGTCGAAGCGGTTGTTGGAAGGGACCAGTTTGCCATCTAGGGAGTCTCTCGGATGCTGGATGTTATGTCATTTGTGACTGACCGTCAATAACCACGGGCTGCCCACGAGTAGTTGCCCGCCACTTGGTTTCCGGCGTCGTCGAACAAAAAGACGTTGAACCGGATTGGATATGAGGTGTCGGCGAAATCGCAGACCGGAGCCGGCGGGTTGGTTGTTCCGAGCGGTGAAGCCTGAATCGAGGTCACGTCCAGGAATTCGACATTGAACAGGCTTGTGCCGCCATTCTTGGTCGCGCAGCGCAGGAGGTAGTCGATCTTGTCGTCAGCGTCCGCAGCGGCGCAGGGAATGACCACGGGTCGCGCCATGTATTGCACTTCGGACCCAGAATTAGTCGGATTGTAGTAATGGTAGGAGCGCATCATCAGGCTCGTCGCACCGGCGGCGAGCTTGAATTCCGTTCCGTTGACCACTTTTGCGCCCGTCATGTCGTACACGCCCGCGATGCCGACGGACGCGCCGGCATAGCTGGACGGATGCACGTAGCCCACGACCAGATACCAAGTGTTGAGCGCCGGCAGATCGCCGCTCCAGAAGTACGGGTTGCTGTCCGTTGCTCCAGCCAGCGTGCGGATGGTGCCGTTGGGGTTCGTTCCGAAGTAGGACGTGCCGGAGTTGGCGGTTGTTTTCATCAGAACGGCAAACAAGTGGCCCTTGGTCGGGTCGATCGTGGCGTAGCTACCATCCCAGCCGCCGTCGGCATCAGAGCCGGCATCGCTGTCGATACAGGCCCACATCTGCTCCAGGTTTCCGCTCGGGCCGGCGCGCAGCACAATCGAGTTCTCGGCTGCCGTGCCGTTCAAGGGGTAGCCCTCGGGTGGCATGGTCATGCCAGGCACCCAGGAGTCGAAGTAGTCGTGGATCACGCTGCCCTGCGGGTGTGCACCACCCAGGGTCGCTACGCCACGACCTGCATCGCTCTTGATCTTGGAGTCGAGCTTCACGTTCAGGCGAGTCAGGCGGTACAGCGACTTGTCGTTGCCAGAGACCGTGACTCGGACTTTCACATAGCGGAAATTCGACACGTACGCCGAGGTCGAGTCCGGATAGTCGATCCAGGCGTCGCCCAGATTGGCCTTCACGCTGATGTCGGTACGCAGAGCCGGCGTGCCGGCCACGTTCGATCCTGTCACCGTGACGCTGACCTTCGTGCCGCCAATCTTGGCGCCGTAGTCGATGGTCTCTTCGTAGTAGCCAGGGCTGAGCGCCGGCTGGATGAAGACGGGGTAGCCGGCTGCAATCTGACTGTCCGGCGAGCTCCAGCTGCGGCTTGTGAAGTGCTGCTGCTGGGTCTCTGTGGTGTTCACCGGCAGCACGTACGAGCCGTCAGTGTCACGAACGGCGTTCACGAAGGTGCCGGCCGGCGCGTTCTCCGTGCTGACCAGATCGTTGTCGGCCTTCAGCACGTAGTCGGGCGGCTGAGAAACGGTCACAGTCACCGCACCGGCGGCGCCGACGTTGCCAGCCGAGTCGATGCCAGCCACCAAGTAGGTGTAGGTGCCGCCTGCGGTTTCGAAGATGGTCGTGAATCCACCGGCCTTCTGGCCGATGTGTTCGGCCGTCTCCCAGGTGGCGCCGCGACGGAACTCATATGTCGTGACCGGCAGTGTGCCGGTCGAAGCCGCCCAGTAGAGCAGCACGTTGTTGTCCACGACCTGCTGGGTGACAGTGGGCGCGCTTGGCGCCGAGATGGTGAACACCTTCGATGCTTGTGCGCCCACGTTGCCGTTCACGTCGATCGCGGCGACCCACCATGTACGCGAGCCCAGCCACTTGGCCTTGGTCGAGATGGTCGTGCCCTTGACGCGACCGAAAACGGTGCCGGTGGCCCATGAGTCGCCGTAGCGAATCTCGTACTGGTCGGTGGGAAGCGTGCCTTGAACGGCCGTCCACTCGAGCCGGAACTCGTCCAGAACGAAGCCGCCGTCCACTACAGGAGCAGGCGCCGCCACTACTGTCACGACTGACTGCCCTGCCGCGCCGACGTTGCCGTTGACGTTCTTGGCGGCAACCCAGTAGCTGCGATCACCGATGAAGTCGATCGGAGCGCGGTATGTCGTCGTGAGCGTGGTGGCGACCAGCACGCCAACCTCGAACGCGGCGCCGTAGCGAATCTCGTATTCCTTGATGGGCAGAGTAGAGGATGGTGTCGTCCATGTCAGCTCTGCCTTGGCGACGACAACGCTGCTCGTGACCGAGGGTGCTTGAGGCACGGTTGTCGTCACGGTGACACTTGCCGACGTGCCAAATTGACCGTTGGTATCGACAGCAGTGACCCAGAGCTTGCGAGCTCCGAGCCAGGTAATCGGCACGGTGATGGTGGTCGATGCGGTGCGCCCGATGATCTCGCCGGACTCCCAGTCGTTGCCGTAGCGCACGTCATAGAAGTCGATCGGAAGCGAGCCTGACTGTGCGGCGGACCACGACAGCACTGCGTCAGCCTGGACGATCTTCGAGTTCAGGTTTTGCACCGCCGCATACTTCGAGTAGGCGACTTCGATCGAGCCCGCATTGCCGTATGCACCTGCGGAGTTGATCGCGGCCACCCAGAATGTCTTGACGCTGGTCCAGGTCACGGGAATGGAGTACGACCGATCCGTGGTGAAGCCCAGAGGCGTGCCCGTTGTCCAGGTCGCACCTTCGCGCACTTCGTACTGAGCGATGGGGAGCGAACCAGTTGTGGGTGCGCCCCAGCTCAGCACAAGATTGCCGTTCTTGAAGCTCGAGCCAGGCGTCACAGGGCCAGGGGCCGTGATCGACGAGATGTACTGAGTGGACGGACCCACGACACCGTTGATGTCCACAGCTCGGACATGGAAGGTCGCAGACTCTTCCCAGTTGACCGTCACCGTCGTGGTGGTTCCGTAGACTTTGGCAATCACGGCTCCAGTGTCGAAGTCTGCGCCACGACGAACTTCGTAGAAGTCGATCGGAAGCGTGCCTTCTGCTCCGCTCCAACTCAACTTCAGCTCGCCAGTCGCAATCGAGCCGGTGACAATCGGAGCCACAGGCGGGGTGACGATGAGCGAAATGCTCGCCGGCGTACCCATGTTCTCATTGGCGTCGTATGCGGCAACCCAATACTTGCGCTCGTTCTGCCAGGTTGCCGTCACAGGCAACTGCAGGCCGCTGATTCGCGCTGCGACGGTGCCGCTCTCAAAGGAAACGCCGTAACGAATCTCGTAGCCCGCGATCGGCAGCGAGCCTACAGGCGTGGACCAGGCGATCGTGAAGACACCCGCTTTGATGGACTTGGTCAACGTCACGGCCGCAGGTGCCGAGAACGCGATGGGCGCGAACCCTTCTTCGCCGCTGGTGTCGGAAATATCGACAGCTCTCACCCAAATCTTTTGCGCGCTGTTCCAGCTCACGCGAATCTTGTAGGACGTGTCGGTGGTTGTGCCCACAAATTGAGCAGATGCGAACGTTTCGCCGCGACGCACCTCGTAGTGCTTGAGCGGCAGAGCGCCCAGCGTCGGCGCGTTCCAGGACACGATCAGATCGGTGCCGGAGTACGCGGCGGACGGCGTCACTTTGCCAGGAGGCTCAATGGCGATGGTCGCCCGAGTCGCGTTGGCGCTGTAGTTGCCGTTCGAGTCGATTGCCTTGACCAGCCATTGATACTGCGCGTTAGTGGGCAGCGTGGGCACCTGATGGACCGCCGTCGTGACGGTTGCGATCTTGGTTGCCTGTTCCCAGCTCTGACCAATGACGGCGCACTGACGCACTTCGTATCGAGACACATCCTCGTCGGGCACGGCGTTCCAGGACAGTTCGACGCCTCGCTCGTTCGCTATGGCGTTGAAGCCTGTCACGTCCGACGGTGGCGTGCGCTTGCCTTGAACGGTGAAGTTGACGTAGGTGGTGGCCGAGCGCTTGCCCAGCGGGTTGATGCCGGTGATGCTGATCTCGTATTGGCCGACAGCAGCATTCAGAATCTCGTACGACAGACCGTCCGAGACACGAATGACCGTCCAGTTGCTGCGGTTGGATGTGCCCACGCCACGGTAAGCGACTTCGTATGTGGTCGAGTCGCCTGTCCATGTGACGATCATGCGGTTCGCGAACACGCCAGGCGCGGCGCGGTAGATGGACTCCACCACGCTGACGCTGACCGGAGCCTGCACGAAGTTGGGGTCCAGAATCGACGTGTTGCGCTCCTCGAGCCGAATGCCCTGCTCGATCGCGGCAAACTTGCTCGGATTGTGTTCAAGCGCCGTGATTTCGAACTCGCTGGGGTTCTGGCCCTGGGCGATACCGATGACGCGGGCCAGGATTGGCTCCAGGTTCGGCTCGGAGACCATCCACAGCGCGTTGTCCACAGGCGTCTGAGGAAGCGGCGATACCCAGTTGACGGTCGAGTGGGTGCCCACGCCCTCATTGAGCGTGCGATCAGCAAACGTGCCATCAGGCAGCATGATCGAGATGGTTGCGGGCGTGGACGAGATCGTCAGAGGTGCGTCGAGCACGGCCTGCGTACGAAGACTGTTCACGCTCATCAGGCGGCCGGCGGTGCGACGACCTGCGCGGCTCTGATCTTGAATCTTGATGATGTTGCCAGGCACAACGAAGGCCGAGTCGATACCCACCTTGAAGGTGATGAAGTCGGACTCGAACTTCTCGGTGTACAGAATCCAGCGGCCGACGCGAGCAGCCTGGCCACGCGATGTGCAGCCAAAAGCCAGCGTGTCGAGCTTCTTCACGCCGTACTGACCCACGAGCTCCGGGTCTTCGACGTACTCGATCTTCTGGCGGTAGAAGTCGTTCGGGTCGTTCCATGTCACATGGACGACACTGTGACGGTCCTTGCGAGCGCTGCCGGTGTAGTTGAACTGGCCGTCGATCACGTTGGCGTAGCTGTAGAGCATCACCGGATCGGACGGAGCGTCCTGAGTGAACTGCACCATGCCGCCGTCCCAGAAGCCCATGCCTCGGAACACGGATGCGATGTCGGAGACGAGCTTGTAGGCATCCGCAAGGTTCTGAATGACCGCATTCAGCACGAAGCGCGGCTCGACCCCGCCAAGACCGTTGGGCACGAGCTGATCGCAGTAGCGACCGATGGTGTACAGCATCGCCTTATCGACCTGGGTGTCGCTGATGAAGTTGCCCAGTCCGTAGCGGGAATTCGTCAGCACGTCGAACATGACCCAGGCGGGGTTGTTCGAGACCGCCCACTTGAACGAGCCATTCCAAACGCCCGAGTAGCTGCGAGCTACGGGGTCGTAGTTGGACGGGACGCGAATGTACAGGCCGTCGATCAGGTATGAGCGCGAAGGCACCTGATTGAACTGCTGGGAGTCGATCCTCAACCCGAACAATGCCGAGTTGGGGTAGTTCATGTTGAGCGTGACAATCTCGGCGTACGAGTCCAAGTACGTCTCGTTCTGCAGGAGTGCGCTCGTGGCGTCGTCGGTGATTCGGGTCATGCGAATTCGCACGGACGACGCGCCAGGGGTGATTCGCAGGATGTGGGCTCGCTGGTAGCGCGAACGCGACTTGCCTGAGACGGTGATGGTCGGCGTGGCGTTGTTGCGACGAACTTCGCCGCGCTCGATCGTGAAGGCGTTGCTCGAGCGCCCGACGATCACGAATCGGACCATCGAATAATTCGACTGGACGCTGTACGTCTCGGAGTTGTTGACCATCCCGTAGCCATACTCGTCGCCGTAGCTGTAGTAACTGATGTTCAGCCGCTTTACGCCGGACAGGTTTACCCATGCCGACCCAGTCCACTCTTGAGCCTGAACGTCGATCCAACCGTAGGTTTCCCAGTTGGTTGTCGCGCCCTTGATCGTGACGTGCAATCCGACAGCACCCGGAGCGCTGGCGGTCTCGTAGCCGCTTTGCAGCGACCAGGCGTTTGCAGCATCTGACCATTCGGTGCCGGCCGCAACGTCGATGAACTCTCCACCGTTGGTGGAGATGGCAAACTTGTATTGGACCGTGGTGCCGCTGATGTCGCCGTTGTCGCCGTTTGTGACGGTGAGCGCGGGCAATGTCACGATGGCTCGAATCGCGTCCGCGTTCGGATTGGATACGGTGAAGGTGTAGGGCAAGTCCTTCTTGACGTTGACGCCGACGTTGAACGGAGCCTCGACATAGTTGCCAAAAAGCGGCATGACCGACTGGTCGTTGGAGCCGTTGCGAAAGTCGGCCGTCACGCCCTGAAAGTTGCGCGTGCCGTTCGGGTTCTCCAGAGGCGTCTCGTTCAGGTACACCGACTTCAGGCCGTTGACCAGCCCACCGATCGGCCCTTCGCCGATCAGATCGAGCAGGGTCAGCGTCGCTTTGGACCGTAGGGAGTCTTTTGCCTCATTCATTAGACGGGAACCTCATCGACAGAAATTGAGGCCGAGATCGTGTGCGAGCCAGTCATCATTCGACCGTAGACGAGCGGAACCGGAGCGCCCTGCTTCTCGGTGTTGGCAGGGCCATCGAAGTAATAGGACGTTTCGTTGCCTTCGTCGTTGTTCTGAGTCTTGGGGCGAGGGCTGAGCGCCTCGATTACGCCACCCAAAATGAGCGCCGCGCCGATCTTGTACAGGTACGGCGACCAGGGGCCAGGCACGAAGTACCCAACGGCGATCATGATCGCCCCGACAATGATCTTGGCCACGCCACTTGCGCCGGCCACGGTGGGCGTGAATCGAATCTCTTTGAGATTCTTGCGGATCAGTTGGTACGACTCGTCCGACAGGTCTTCCTCGTGGTCGTCCTCATAGACGCACGTCACGCGGTAGGCGTTGTAGGTCTCGATGTTCTCGACGACCCAGCGGCGCAGCCCAGGCTTGTTCGCCTCGATCATGCGAAGCGCTTCGGCAGGACTGGAGACTTCGAACTCCCAGTCCTTTCCGAATTTCTTTCCCATGACGCCATCGAGGCGAACTTTTGTCAGCATTTCGTGCGGTGTCTCAGATGTAACTTGACCCTGGAGTACCAGTAAGGCCCGAATGTCTCGCGTCTCGACAGGCGATTCACGAGATGGTGAAGAATTATATCACCCGTGACATACACCGCAACGTGATTTGCCACATCCGAATTCATTGCAATGGCCAGCGCATCGCCATGCTTAAACGTACCGTCAGTGACTTCGATGAAACCTTGGGACGCCCAGTGATCGCCCAGAATGTCGTAGCCCTGGTTCCACCACTGGTTGATGCGAAGCTCGGGAAACCGATGCAGCTTGATGCGGAACTCGCGCTCGTAGAAGTCCGTCAATAGCGAGTAGCAATCGAAAGTGCCAAACACATAGGGTCGGCCAATGTAATCGGCTCGCCAGCCGTCGGGCGTCAGCAGCTGCGGACCGGCATGCTCGAAACCGCCCTCGCCTCTTCGAATGCCCGAGATCAGCCAGGGCAGCTCCGTGAGATTGCAGCCGGCGCGGTCGAGCTCCGATGGATCAGGCGTGGTGTCGGGGTGCGAATGCCAGATGGCCAGGATTTCGCCGGCGTCTTCTGCGGCGGCGTAGTCGTGGTGGTTGATGAAGAACTGCTCACCAGGCTGTTCGGCGCCGTTGCGGGCCGGCATGAAGACTGCCTTCTTGCCGACACCAATGACGAAACCGCACGCCTCTCGCGGGTAGCACGTTTGCGCGTGCTCACGCATGGCTCGAGTCAGCTCGTCACTGAGTTCCACGCACCGCTCCCGGAAAGCCGCCAAAGCGCACGGGTTGTGTGCCGAATCGAATCCGGCATGCCGACAGTGTCTTGGCGCATACGTCCGTCAGCGGTGTCGCGGGGTTGTTGTTAGCGTCAAAGGGTGCGCCGGCGTAGCCGCACTCGGCGCTTCTGTAGCGCCACGGGCAGCTGTTCTGGATGATCTGACGCGAGGGCAGCTGGTGGCCCATCAGGTCGAAGGCCGAGGACAGCTCGAACTCGATCACGTAGCGGTTTTCGCTGACCTTCTGCTCCACAAACCAGATGTCGTCGGCGATGTACTGGTTGGGGTCGGCGGTCGCGTTGCGACGAAAGCTCTGTCCGATCTCCTGGTAGTCGGTCAGCACATCGTCCTCGAGCTGAAAGCCATACCAGCGGTGGTACTGGTCGGAGATCGGGTACATGTGACAGTTGATGGTGCCGGCCGTCTGCGGCGTGAACGTCATCCAGAGCCGATACCAGCCGTCGTTCATCGGCACGACTCCAGACGCGCTGACGGCGCCTTGAGCCACGCTCTTTTGACCTGTGAGCGGCACAATGTCCACGTACGCGGCGGTGAATGCGCCGCCGGCGCCCCATGTGCCATCCACGTAGATGCGAACAGGCAGCTTGTCGTTCTCCGGCTTGACGTGCAGCGAGTAGGTGTACTTGGCGCCGGCAAGACCAGGCACGCCGGTGTACCGAGTCGCGTTGAATTGGCTGGTGAGCGAGGCGGTCAGACTGCCGTCAGGCGCACTTTCGGTTGTTCCGATGATGGTCAGGCCGTTGTTGACCCAGGTGTTCGCAGTCGGCGCGGACGTGTGCGTCAGCAGATTGCGGCGAGCGGGGAAGTTCTCCTCGTCCAGATACTTGGCGAACGTGCGCTTGCGGGTGAGCTTGCAGCCCACGAAGTCGTTGAAGGACTTTACCGAGGCCGACAGCAGCCCGTTGACGTTCGCGATCTTGATCTTGGGGCGAGGCGCCGAGCCCTTGGTGGTCACGTCGAACCCCGTCGCCTCAATCGGCAGAGGTTCGTAGGTCTGCCCCTGCCACACGACCGGCTGAGACAGTCCGTTCGTGCCGGCGTGAAAGCGCATCACCGAGCCGCCAGGCATGTTCGTCGTATCGAGGATGAACAGCTCCAGCAGCGCGGAAGGCGCCAGCGATTGAATCTCCTGACGAATGCTCATGCTTCGAACACCTGCTCAAAATCCAGCGAGATGACGTTGTGACCCTGCTTTCGGGACAGCTTCCACGTCCGACACACGAAGACCTTTGTCTCGCCCAGTGGCGTCGTCCAGTAGAAGCTCTGCACGCCATTGCGAGCCCGAACGAACGCCAGCACATCCGGAAACTGAGTCGTCGTCCGCGAGAACGTCAGGCTCCACTTCTCGGGACGGTTGTTGATGCCCTTCGGAGTGCGGAGCTCGTAGCCGTCGCCGAACTTCGTGATTGTGATGTCAGGCTCTTCGGACAGCTGCGAGTCCCACTCGGGGCGCCATGAGAATGTCGGTCGTGTCATTGTGTCATCCGTGACTTATCGGTAAAGCACGCCACCAGGGCGCTGCTGTGAAACCAGCTCCTCCATCACGACGCCGCGCACGCGCTGGGCCATCTCGCGCCAGGTTTCGACGTTGTCGCCCTGGGCGTCGGACGAGCCGCTGCCGTCGTTGTTGATCGTGATGTTGATGATGGCGTTGCTGCCACCGCCCATGCCGGACATCGTCACAGGGATGGAACGACCGTCAGGCAGCGGCACGTAGGCTTCAGGCATGCGACCCTCGCCGAACAGAGCGAGCTGCGGACTGTTGGCAATGCCGCCGTTCGCATACGCCTTGAGCGGAAGCGGGCCGGCACTCGTCATCACGCCACCGTCTGCAAAGCCAAACAGGCTCGCGCCTGCTGAACTGGCGATTGCGGCCATTGCGGCAGAAGTCTCGAGCGCCATCGTTGTCATGGCGATCGACGTTTCTGTCGTCATCGTTGTGAGCGCGACCGTGTGTTCCGTTGTCATCGTTGTCATGCCGACAGTCATGTCGGTTGCTACGGCAGTCATCGCGGCGGTTGTTGCGCCGGTCATAGTCGTCATGGCCGTGGTGACGGCCGCAGTCTGAGTGGCTTGACCTGCTGCGCCGGCAGCGCTGCCGCCCAGACCCAGCATCTCGGTCATCTTTCCACCGAACGAGCCGAAGGCGCTGGTAATCATGTCACCAAAGCCTTTCTTGATGACGATACCAAGCATGTCACGAGCGATGCCGGCGGCAAACTCCTTGAACTTGAACGAGCCGCCAGCGAGCATGTCCACCAGGCGATCGGTGAACGATGACGCCCAGCGTGCCGTTGCGCCATCCATCGCCTGTGTTGCCTTGGACCACTCGTCAGCCAGCATTTGCAGCTGGGTGCGCGAGTTGGTCTGGAAGTTCAGCAGCGCAGCCTGACGCATCTCCTGAGTGGAGGTGTCGATGATGGACATCTGCTGCAGGAACTGCTCGGTGGTCATGCTGGTTGTGGCCAGCAGGTTGAACGTCTCTTCCTCGCGACGGTTCTTCAGCGCCTCGATGCGCTTGATCTCCTCGTCGTACTCGTACTTGCGGAGCTCCACGTTGCTCATCGTCGCCTTCAGGGCGTTGCGCTGAGCTTCGCGCAGGATGTTGGCCGAATCGACACCCATCTTGTTGATGTCAACCTGATTGGCGTCCACGAGCGCCTTGTCGCGCATCGCGGTGAACATCCGATAGGCTTCGGTGCCCTGCGTGACGGTGGCTTCGAGCTTCTTGACGCGCTTGATCGTCTCGTCGAGGAAGCTGTTTTCCTTGACCAGACCGCGATTGACGAACTCCTCGGCCGAGCGAGTGAGCGCATCCGATGTGTCGATGCCGACCTGCTTGATCGCGTTCAGGGCGTTGATGGAGTCATCCACGCTCTTCTTGTCGATCATCTTGGACACGATGTCCTTGAACTGCGCCTTCTCCTTGAGCGTGGCCAGGCTGTCGATGAAGGCGTTGATGTCGGTTTTGCCCTCGGCAATGAATGCGCGGAAGCGGTTGACGAACTCCTTGCGCTCCTTCTCACCGCCCATGCGGGTGGGCACCATCTCGCCCTCGGCGTTCTGGACGCGCTCATCGAACTTGCCGGCGGCCAGGTCGCCCAGGGCCTCGAACATCACCTGTTGCTTCAGGCTGTTGAGGTCACGGGCGTCGCTCAGCGTGGCGGCGAGCTTGGCCTTGGCGGCGGCCACCTCCCCTTCCAGCTGCTCGGCCAGACGGATGATCGGGCTTTCCTTGAGCGGTTTCTTGGGGTCTTTCGCGGCAATGCCGATGCGACCCAGATTGCCGGCAGCCTTCAGTGCATCCGATGCGGCACGAATCTGGTCATTGACGAACTGACGCTGAGCCTCGAGCACCTGCTTCTGGCGCGGGTCTTTCGCGGCAGCAATCGCCTCGTCGATCTCACGCTTCTTGCCTAGGGCGAAGTCCAGCAGGTACTGCTCGCGAGCCTTGACCAGCGCATTGCGCTTGTCGATGAACTGCTTGGAGATGGCTTCGCGCTCGCTCTCGGTGATCTTGCGACCGGAGGCTTCGGCGCGGCGAGATGCGGCGTCGATAGCATCCTTCTCGGCCTTGTCGAGTTCGGCGGACTGGTTGCGAAGCTCATCCACGCGACCCTGCGTCTCGCGACGGAAGGTGCGCTGGTATTGCGACAGGTCTTTGGAAGCCGCGTCCTCATCCAGCAAACGCTTTTGCTCGCTGAACTGAGTCGTCGCCTGCTCGTAGATGCCCTTCTTTTCCTTGAGCTGAGCTTCGATGGATGCGCGGTATGCGGCAACGTCCGCACCGCCTCGATTATCACGGAAGCCTGCGCCCAGGGCACGGCTGATCGAGCGGGGAGCGCTCGCGCCATCCTTGTC